GCAGTGTTTACGTGGGGCTTGACGGAGGCAATGGTGAGCATATATTTTTGTATGAATGTTTATTTTTAACTTAAGTTAGAGTTTTGAGTTGTAATCAATCCAAGAAAAATATGGAAATCCCTGATTCTGAAATTCAAGTGTATCTTTTACCTTCACTGAAACCTCCTATAAAAAATGAAGGAGTGGATGAAAATTTTGACGAATGTGTGTGCTTCGAGTGTTCTAAAGAACCGATCGTGTCACTGAATTGTGGACACAAATATCACAAAGAGTGTATTTCAAAATGGATTGAAACGTGTGAAATGATAGGTCCTACATGCCCAATTTGTAGATCCGAAATGATCAGGATGGACTATAAATTTTGGTTCAAACTTGGACGTGAAACATGTAACATGCGACGATGGAGTGACTACTGCGACCAAATTATCTCTGCGAATTTTGGTAAATCTTCGAAATATGCGAAACTGTTTCCAATCCACTCACCCTTTTTGGGTGTTCAAGCACACCTCGATAGTTTAATCCAACAAAGTTACGATCTCGATGAAGATACCGATTTCAACAAACATCTACAGCAATATTTAAAAACATCCGAGCGGGTAAACTGCTGCGACGTATTCTACAATATTGATACCATCACAGAACCACATATTCCGTGTCACACTGGAAAATACCCAAAAAAAATTACACAACAGCAAAAACAATACATCGATGCATTTAGAAATCGACTAAAAGTTTTCCTAAACTATCTGGATTATATCGTCGACAATATGAAAATGCCTAAAAATACGATGCAATGGAAAGAAACTACTGGTAGAAATTCGATGAAAGATTTCATTACGAGTGTGAACAAAGTGAAAAAGTGGTGTGATAAATTGAATCTTTTGGATGAACTGAACCTAAGTTAAAAGTTAGAATTGTTATAAGTATAAGAAAATATGGAGAGTGTTCAAAAGCTCACCCATATCGAGCACATTCTCAAGAGACCTGACTCATATGTCGGTCCAGTTGAATTGGGTTCTGAACCCTACTGGATTCTTAATGGTTCTTCCTTCACAAAGAAGAACTTGAAGTATTCCCCAGCTCTCTTGAAAATCTTCGACGAAATTTTGGTCAATGCGATTGATCGCAACTCTATGTATCCCAAGAATGTCACACAAATCTCCGTCGCCATCGATAAGGATACCGGTTCTGTGACCATCGAGAACAACGGACCTCTCGGGGGCATCTCCGTAAAGATGCACGAGAAGGAAGGTCTCTGGAACCCCGAACTTGTCTTTGGACACCTTCTCACGAGTACCAACTATGATGATTCCCAAAAGAGAATCGTCGGGGGTCGCAATGGCTATGGTGCCAAGTTGGCGAACATTTATTCGAGTGACTTTTCGATCATCATCAAGGACCACGAGACGAAGCAGACCTATACCCAGAAGTGGTCGAAGAACATGACCGTCTGTGACTCACCAAAAATCAAAAAACACTCGGGTGCCACATCATCCGTCTCGATCACTTTCACACCCGAGTGGAAGAGGTTTGGGATGTCCAAAATGGACGATACCATTTACAAGATTTTTCAGAAACGTGTGTGGGACGCGAACATCTGTACGACCCAAAACTGTAAAGTGAAGTTCAATGGAGATGTTCTTCCCAAACAGAACTTTGAAGCCTATGCCAAAATGCATGAAGGTGTTCAGGACGTCGCCTCTGTCACCACCGATCGTTGGTCTGTGTGTATCGGACCGTCGGAGAATGGTCTCGAGCAGGTTTCTTTCGTGAACGGTCTCTGTACTATGAAAGGTGGTACCCACGTCGACCATGTCGCGAACCTGATCGCTAACGGTATCATCGACGATATGGCGAAGAAAATCAAGTTGAAGCCTCAGCAAGTCAAGAACACTTTTACCATCTTCGTGAAGGCAACTTTGGAAAATCCCACCTTCTCGAGTCAGGTCAAGTCTGAGTGTACCTCGAAGTCTCCGGACTTTGGTTCGAAGTTTGAACCTCCAAAGAACTTTGTGAAGAATGTTTTGAAAACAGGTATCGCCGATGAACTCACGGCACTCTCAAAGTTCAAAGAGATGAAGGAACTCAAGAAGACTGATGGAGCCAGGAAGTCTAAGATTACCGGGATCCCCAAACTGGATGATGCGAACAAGGCTGGTACGGCACAATCTGGGAAGTGTACACTCATCGTGACAGAGGGTGACTCGGCGAAGACACTCGCAGTCGCCGGTCTATCTGTGGTAGGTCGGGACCATTATGGTGTCTTTCCACTTCGTGGTAAGTGTAAGAATGTCCGGGACTCCTCTGTGGCACAGCTCACCTCCAACCAGGAGTTTAACGATCTCAAGAAGATTTTGGGTCTCCAACAAGGGAAGGAGTACACGAGTGTCTCCGAGCTTCGCTATGGTCGTCTCATGATTATGACTGATGCGGATAATGATGGGTCCCACATCAAGGGTCTCATCCTCAACATGATTCACTACTTCTGGCCCAGTCTTTTGAAACTTAATTTTGTTGTCTCGATGGTGACTCCAATCATCAAGGCTATGAAAGGTTCGGAGTCCAAATCGTTTTACACAGACTCGGCGTTCCGGTCATGGTATGGTTCGGGGAGACAAGGTTGGCGAATCAAGTACTACAAGGGTCTCGGTACGTCTACGAGTGCTGAGGCTCGTGAATATTTCAAGAAGATTCAAGACCTGACTGTGAAGTTTGACATGGATACGATGACGGATGAGTCCATCGTCCTCGCGTTCGACAAAAAGAAGGCGGACGCTCGAAAGTCTTGGCTTCTCGAGAGTACGGCGAAAGATTCAAAGGAACTCGAGGTGGCCTATGGAAAGGTTAAACAGTTGGACATTACCGATTTCGTACATAAGGATCTGGTCAACTTTTCACTGGCAGACCTCAAACGTTCCATCGCTCACATGGCGGATGGTCTCAAGCCATCGCAGCGTAAGGTGATGTACGCCTGTTTCCAAAAAAACTTGACCGCGGAGATGAAGGTGGCGCAGCTGGCAGCCTATGTGGCTGAGAAGAGTGCGTACCACCACGGTGAAGTATCTCTCGCAGAAACGATCGTGAAGTTGGCGAATGACTATACGGGTAGTAACAACATTAACCTTCTGGAACCCTGTGGGCAGTTCGGTACACGGCTCATGGGTGGAAAGGATGCGTCTCAAACGAGGTACATTTTTACACGACTGACCCCCGAAGCTCGAAACCTTTTCGACCCTCGTGATGATGCGATTCTCAAATACCTGGATGATGATGGTCGCTCGATTGAACCCGACTTTTACATGCCCACCATTCCTATGGTTCTCGTGAATGGTACAGAAGGTATCGGGACGGGGTTCAGTTGTTACGTTCCCCCATTCAACCCAAAGGATATCAAACAAAACATCATGAACATTCTCGATGGAAAAGGGGTTGTACGCATGAAACCCTGGTTTCGTGGATTCAAGGGTAAAGTGTTTGAACAGGATGATACATGGGTGACGGAGGGTGTATGGACAACTGTCGGTAAGACGGTCAAAGTCTCCGAGCTTCCACCCGGTCGTTGGACACAGGACTACAAAGAGTACCTCGACACACTCATAGAAAAGAAGGTGATCTCGTCGTACACGAACAATAGTACGACGGAAAATGTTGACTTTGTGATCCAGGACTATTCGGGAAAAGATCTGGTGAAAGACCTCAAGCTTCAAAAAACGTTTCGGACAACAAACATGCACCTGTTCCATCCCACACGAGGTATTCACAAATACGAGACACCCGAAGACATTCTCATGGATTTCATCGAGCTGAGACGCGACCATTATGTCAAACGCAAAGAGTATCTCATCAAGGTTCTCGAAGCGAAATCGAAAATGTGTGAGTACAAGTCACGATTCGTGACGATGGTGATCAACGGTGACATCGTAGTCTTCAGGCGTAAAAAACAGGATCTCGAGCTTCAACTCTCCGAGTCGTTCCCCAAAATCAACGACACGTATGACTATCTCCTAAACATCAAGACGGTTCAGTACACCGAAGAATCAGTCCGAGAACTACTGACACAATCGAAACAGGCGCGTGCGGAACTTGAGACGATGAAGGCGACATCTCCTATGACTATGTGGAAGAATGATATTAAAAATATGTAAGCAGTAAGTAGGTATGGGTGAAGCTGCAAAGATTTCACTTAAAGCTATTGGAAAGCAAGACACACACTTACTTTGCAAGGATCCAGCGGAATCTTTCTTTAACCCGAATACTACGAGACGACATTCGAACTTTAGAAAATATCACAGGAGTAAAAATGTGGTGAATACCGGACGAATTCCAAATTGGCCGTTTGGACAGACTATAAAGATTCAATTTAATCCCCAAAACATGGGTGATCTCTTGAGTAACATGTGGCTCAGTATCAAAATGCCAAAAGTGTCGAATGGGAACTATGCAGATCAGTTGGGTCGACACATTCTCAAAAGTGTCACGATGTTTGTGGATGACACAGAACTCGAGAAGATCGAAGGTGATTGGGGAATCATTTACGATGAATTGTATTTAGAACTTTCAGAGAAGGTGGCGAATAGGTTTCTTGTAAATAGAAGTATAGGTTTTGACGATTCCACAAAGACGGATTCCGTCTCTAGACTCGAGACGGATCTCATGATTCCACTTCAGTTTTTCTTCGCACGAAAATATGCGAGTGATGAATACTCCACGAATAAACCAAATCGCCCATATTTCCCCGTGTGTGCGGTCCATAAACAAAAGATTGAGTTTGTACTCGAGTTTCATAAACAATCATTTTTTACGGATACACTCGATACTTTGATTCTTGATGAATTTAAACTCATCACCGAAGAAATCACAGTCACACCCGAAGAGCGCAAATATCTTAGTCATCAACCTCAGACGATAGTGACGGATATCGTTCGAAAACATCCTACGACCGTCAGTGAACTCGGAAATCCTGTGATTCAAACGAATCTTGTTCCAAACATTCCTGTCAAATGTCTTCATTGGTTTTTGAGGAATACAAAATTTGAACTCGAAGATGAAAGCGTGGCCCTCGAACCCAAGCAATTAGGTGGAAGTATTATAGGTACAAATCCGAGTGATGATTCTGGGTACGCTGTCGCGATGTCACCGGATGGAACGACCATCGCCATAGGTGAGCCTAAATATGAGTTACAGGTTGATACCAGTCCAGAAGATGGTGTTATCGATAATCCCAATCAGAATAAGGGTCGTGTCCGTGTATTCAAATTAGTATCGGGGACATGGACACAGTTGGGTTCCGATATTAATGGACTCGCTGACGGAGAATTACTAGGAACATCCGTTTCTTTATCTGAAACTGGTACGGCACTCGCCATCGGTTCACCTGGATCGAGTCTGGTCCGAGTGTATCAATACGCTAACGGGTCATGGACGCAGCTTGGTTCGGATATCACAGGTATGTCAGGAACGTCCGTGTCTTTATCTGGAAACGGAACACATGTTGCTATAGGTGCACCCGAATACGACTCGAATCGAGGGCGTGTACAAGTGTGGTATTATAGTATAGGACCAGGTTGGCAACAATTGGGTGGAAACATGGATGGTGAGAGTACCGGTGATTTTTCAGGTAAAGCTGTTTCTATTTCCAATCCGGTGACGTCTGGTAGTACGGATTATACAGTGGCTATAGGAGCCTACGGTCATGATTCGAGTCGTGGACATGTGCGTGTATTTGTCTATAACGGGGGTGTGTGGACACAACGAGGTTCTGATATCGACGGAACAGCTGTGGGGGATGAATTTGGAACATCGGTTGACCTCTCCAAGAATGGGTCGTTTCTCATCGTGGGCGCCCCTAAGAATGCCGATAGTTTTACGAATGCCGGACACGCGCGCGTATTTTTCTATTCAACCGCGTGGACACAAATAGGTCCCTCGATCAAAGGTACGGTGGCCGAACAACAATCGGGTACGTCGGTAGCTGTGTCCAATACAGGTACACGCGTCGCCGTAGGTACACCTCTCGCGAATAGATCGAGAGTGTATAACTTTACAAACGTTGGTGGTGTGTTTGCTTGGGATCGTTTACATAGAGATTTAACCGGACCCGGAAATGGTGGTGCCCTATCTATGGCTGACGAGGGTTTACGTGTGGTCGTAGGTGCACCCACGTTTAATAACAGTGTAGGACAAACACAGGTTTTCGATCTTCCAACAAATGATGAAGAACTTTATTTCTGTCAAAACAGATTCAATTTTTCTTCAAA